GAAGACAGGCAAAAAGAAGATACAAGAGAGATATTTGATGAGTTGAAAATTATTGAGGATGAGTTAAACTTGTCTATTAATAAGGCGTTAAATAACCCTTTAAACAACATGAGTGCGACAACAAAATGAAATTAGATCTTAAAACCATTCTTCCTTATCTAGTGTTATTTGGAACACTAGCTATGACATGGGGGATGTGGTCAGAAAGATTAAACGCAGTTGAAAAAAAGGCAGATAGTGTTGCAGAAATGCAACAAGACATTGCCGTTATTAAAGAAAAAATTCTTCAAATGGATGACAGAGTCATGTGGATTGAAGAGTTTTTAATAAAAACAATAGATTATTAAAAGAAAGGATTGGTTATGACACCAAAAGAAGAAGATTTTCTACGTTTAAAAAAAGAAAATAAAGCAATGAAAAAAGAAATTAGTAAGCTCCAAGCTGAAAATTCAAGAAAAGACGATCAACTAAAAGAAAAAGATCTACATATTGATTTTTTGACTGACCGATTAGCAAAATGGGCTGATAAGTTTTTTGATCTCAGGACTGGTTTTATTAATTTACCCATGTCTGCTCGAATTAAAAAAGCAGAAGAAATGGGAATATCCCTGAGTGAAAAAACACAATCTTAAATTAATTACAGACGATCTAAGAATTTGGAGTCGAGAATATCTCGAAATACCCAATGTGCATTTAAACAAAATGCCTGCTTGTCCTTTTGCAAAACAAGCTTGGAAAGACGACAAAGTAGTAATTGAGTTAAGGAATGTTGAAAAAGGCTATACAAGAAATCTTGATCAAATACTCAAAACAATCAATTGGAATAAAAAAGAAATATTAATTTTCTGCGATCTTGCATTTAAAGATTATTCTTTAAATAAGTTTCAAACAATCATAGATCGTTTTAATAACAAATATAATAAAAGGGATTTATACTTTATGGGATTTCACCCAAAAAACCCTGCTAATAATGATGAACAAGCTTTTCTTGTTGAGCCTAACGGGGACAGAGAAAGCTTACCAAAATCAGATTTAATATACTCCATGATGCTTGTACAAAAGTTCTCGCAATTATATCATGCTTCTGTTAAATTACATAAAATGGGTTATTATAAAAAATGGCCCAAAGACTATTATGATGATGTGGTCACAAATAGACAAATGTTGTATGAACGAATAAACAAAGGAGCCAAAAAATGATGGGTAAAAAGAAAAATGTCATCTCCAAAATGCGTGGTGGCGGAATGATGATGAAAATGCGTGGTGGTGGAATGGCAAAGAAAAAACAAGTCAAAAAGAAAACCAAAAAAACCATGAAAAAGAAAAAGTAAAATATGGCTACATCAGGAACAACAGATTTTAATTTAAACATCGATAGGGTTATCGAAAGAGCTTATCGTAGAGCAGGAAGGTCAATGCGTACAGGATATGATTTAGATGCTGCAAGAGATAATTTAAATTTGTTGTTTTCTGAATGGGCTAATAGAGGATATCAACTTTGGAAAGTAAAAAACACCACTGCAAATCTAACAGCGAATACTTCTACTTATACAGCTCCTAGTGACGCAGATGATATTTTAGAAATGGTATTTAGACAAACATCAGGTAGCACAGTCACTGATACAACGATGACAAAAATATCAAGATCAGAATATCAAAATATTCCAAACAAAAATTCTACAGGAATTCCTACACAGTATTATGTGAGAAGAAATCTTTCTAATGTAGAAATAAATCTTTATTTGACTCCTCTTACAACCGACACACAAATCAACTATTGGTATGTTGGAAGAATTGAAGATGTGGGAGCATATACAAATACTCCTGATGCGCCTTTTAGATTTCTTCCATGTATGGTCAGTGGTCTAGCATATTACCTTTCTCAAGAAATTAATCCTGCTTTGTCAGCAGAACTTGAAAGAAGATATGAATCAGAATTAGCCAGAGCTATTACAGAAGACAGTCAATCAACTTCTGTAAATATTGTACCTAAAAACTTTTATCCAGGAGTATAAATGTCTTTCGCAGTAGGAAAATTCTCACAAGCAATTTGTGATCGATGTGGATTTGCCTACCCCTATTTACAGCTTCAAAAAGAATGGAATGGATTAGAAGTTTGTCCTGAGTGTTATGAGCCTAAACATCCTCAACTTGAACCTCCTTATTCTAGTGCTGATGCTGAGGCAATAGAAAATCCAAGACCGAAAAAACCTCAAGCAGTCGTAGTTGTTGCAGGTGATCCTAATGATACCTTTTTTAACAGTAATGGAATGCAACCATCGACCATAAGTAGACCATTGCTATCTTTAACAAGAGTTGGTAATGTGACAATTGAAATATCATGAACTATACAGAATTATTAGATAACATTCGAAGCTATACAGAAGTGACTTCTGATGTTTTAACAAATACAGTCATTAATACTTTTATCACAACTGTTGAAAATAAAATCGACAGAACAATTGATGGTGATTATCAAAGAAGATTTGCCACTACTACTTGCACCGCAAATAATGCATTTTTAGATGTTTCAGGACCTGAGGGTGGATTCAGGTTTGCAAGAGCTTTACAATTGATCGATTCTAGTAACAATAGAGTTTGGCTAGAACAAGTAGATACGACTTTTATTGATGAATATTCAGTCCAACGATCTACGACAAGTGATACAGGACAGCCTAAATATTGGGCAAATTGGGATGCTACAAACCTTATGCTAGCTCCGACACCTGATCAAGTTTACACTATTGAGATGTGGTATAATGAAACTCCTGAAAGAATTGGTAATGGTTCAGGATCCACATCTACAACTACTTTCATATCTAACAACGCACCAGAAGTTTTACTGTTTGGATGCCTTGCAGAAGCCTTTTCGTTCTTGAAAAATGCACAAGATATGCAATTATATGACCAAAAGTATCAATCTGCTTTAAAAGTTTTTGCTGATGAGCAGATGGGTAGAAAACGTAGGGATGAGTATGTAGATGGAGTCTTGAGAATTCCCTTAAGATCTGTTGATCCAAATCCTAAAGCCTAAGGAGGGCATTAAAAATGGCAATTAACCAAGCAGTTTGTGCAACATTCAAACAGCAGTTGTTAGATGGCGATCATGATATATCAAGCGATACAGTCAATCTCGCTCTCTACACAAGTTCTGCTACATTGGATGCGAACACATCAGCCTATTCAGCAACTAACGAAGTTGGTGACTCAGGCACATACGCAGCAGGCGGTGGCACTTTACAAAATGCAAACGTCAGCTTAACCAAAACTAACGCAACAGCATCAACAGCTTTTGTAGACTTTGATGATTTATCATTTACAAGTGCAACAATCTCAGCTCAAGCAGCTCTGATTTACAACACTTCATCAGGGAACACAAATGCAGCGATTGCAGTATTAGATTTTGGTGGTGTGAAGACATCAACAAACGGAACTTTCACAATTCAGTTCCCAACAAACGACGCAACCAGCGCTATTCTAAGAATTAGCTAAGGCATTTCGTTTACAAACAAGCGAGTTGCTTGTAGTATAAGATATGTCTATAGCTAATTCACCTTTTGCTAGTGCAGCTTTTGCAGATGATTCCGAACTCAACGTAACCGTTGGGCTGACAGGGATCACTGTATCTTTTACACCTGGTGATGCCACTGTAGAAGGTGATGCAGTATTTCTTGTATCAGGTGTTGAATCCTCTACTGATGTAGGACAAGCAACAGGTGAACCTGAATCTATTTATCCAGTTTCAGGTATTGGCGTAGACTTTACATTAGAAAGTGTTTCTTCGGTCACAGGTGGAGCAGACGTTCTACCGACAGGGGAAGAGATAACTTCATCAACAGGATCGCTAGGCCATACGGCCTCGGTCATTGTTTCTTTAACAGGAAACAATATTCAATTCAGCGAAGGTACAATTACAAGAAAAGCAGAGTTATCTGATATACCTGGCAACACTTTTGCAGGTGCACCTTTCGCTGCACAAGAAGAAGAAAGTCGAGAGGCAATTCTTACAGGTTTAAATGTTTCTAGTGAAGCAGGAAGTATAGCCACTCAGACAGATAATATTATTCCTGTTGCAGGTCTAGGAATAGACATGGAACTAGGAACTGCTCAAGGTATTGGATTAGCTGTTGCTACTCCGACTGGTCTTGAGATTGAGTCTAACGAAGGTAATCTTACAACTCAGACAGATAACATTATTCCTATCACAGGTTTTGGACTTACTTCTACAATTAACTTAGTAGGAATTGTAGCAGGAGGTAGTGTTTCTGTTGTTGCTCCTCCAGATATTATGGATGCGTTTGTTGGTGACGCAACCATTGCAGCGAACTCAGATATTTTACCAACAGGTGTAGAAGCAGAAGCAGATACAGGTACTCTTGATATGGCAGGAGATGCGTTAGTTACACCAACAGGTGTTGCTTCTTCTTTCTCTGATGGCACACCAACCATTATTACTGGTACAGGAATCATTGTATCAGTTACAGGCGTTTCCATGCAGTTTAGTGAAGGAACTGAAACGATTGCAGGTAGCGCAGTAGTTACACCAACAGGTATTGAAATTTCAGCTTTTGTTGGTAATATGAGATCAACCCCATGGGCAAACGTAGTGACAAATGCAAATAATACGTGGACACCCGTGGCAGCATGAGGTATAAAAAAACATGGCATTCGCAGTAGCAGATAGAGTCAAAGAGACTTCAACAACTACAGGTACAGGCACTCTTAATTTAGCGGGTGC